GGCTTATAAAAGTCAATCAGTCGCAATGGAGGCCATCTATTCTATTGCAAGAACTATAGCCGATGCGGAGGAGAAAATTGTAGTTGGTACACTGTTTTCGAATGTGCAACAAATAGTAATGCAAATGAATGAAGTAATTAAGGTAATGAACGGATCACAATTTTTGACAGGTGGAGTCGGAAATATGGGAGTAACACAATGGACGTTCAACCATGGACAACTTGGAGTTGCACCGCTTTATGTAGATGAAAATTACAGAGAAGAATTGATGCAGACTATAAATTATTACAAACGTTTTGTCCATGCTGTATGTGAAACTGAAATGTGTCTTGAATCACAGAGAGGTGGGGCTACGATGCAATCAGCTGCTATGCAAGCGCTACAGACAGTCAAATTTAAAAATTTATCTTATGACTATAGTGAAAACTATATAAAACAGTGGGCATTACAAAAGGTTAGAGTTAGAACAGCTTACTCGTCGAGGAATCCTTATGTTGTACCTGAGTTGAATACTATTACATATAGACGTTCTCAAGCAGCTATGGATAACGTAGCAGGTACTAGAGTAATGGCAATTGGAGACACAATTAAGTTTGCTGTTTTTGATCAGGACTTTGCACGTACGGAACCAGGCCAGATGTGGGAATCAAATTTTGAATATAACATGCCGGTACCGATATCTGATGCTACAATACAAGTCGGTACAGATGCATCTGGTCTACTCAATGATCAAGTACTAATTACAAATACTTATAATACTACCTGGCTATATGTTCCTTTTCAGGTGCCGCTAACACGTTTTACAATTGAATTTTACAATACCGGCAATCTAGTATATCAGATAGTTGCACCAGGTATGCATTGTGTTCCAACTTTTAACTCTATCATCTTTAGGCTACGAATAGTTAGACCAGCGGTGCTATCACAACAACTACAGCAATACTTCCCTGCTCAAAACCCAGGTAATGTACACGCTACTGTAGTGATTTCGCTGCAAATTAAATCTTGTGTGACTGATGTTGTTTTAGCAGATCCAGATTCCACTCATTACGCCAGAATAACGAATGTAAGAACATTGTATGGCATTCCAGTTGGGCCAGTGTTTCCTCCAAATATGGCGTGGGATACAATCGTTAGAGATTATTCAGCATCTAGACAAGATAATATGCAAAGGTTAATGACCATCGCTGCGATAGATTGCATGCTATCCGAATAATTCCATATTGGTTATTATACCATATGGTTTATTCCGATAGTATCACTGTTACGTTTGGCCGGGCAACTGTGTAGCGGCGTAACAGGAACTTTATGACC